GTTTTTCACAGCCTGCATAAGCTCGCCATTAGGTGCTGTGGTGCTTGAAACCTGCCCCATTGCTGGAGCGCCAAACGTAAACTGCCAATTACCTCTGAATCGCCCTGTATCAACTGGGCTTCTCTTTATGATCTTAGAACCCATGCTTAGGAGCGTTCCGCGAACCACCTTCTCTGGGTACTCGGATATGTCTTTAATGGCAAGATTCCACGACTTCATTTGCGTACCTGTAGGTTGCTTGCCAGTGCGGTTCCTGCTGGCTGGTTTTGCGATACAGAAATAACGCGATACGTGTCGCCATCTATAGAAACTGTGTCACCGACTTCGTAGGAATAGCCCTCAGCGAGCATTCTTCTGTCACCGGCCTCAATCGTTAGGCCTGCAGAATCTCTGTCGGAGTAATCAAAAAGGCACGCATATTTCTTGAAAGTGGAAGTAGTATTGGTGGTTGTCCCTGTCCCAGCGTTATATGCGCCTTCGGTTGTGCGCGTAAAAGTATACTGCCGCCCGAATTTGGTCAGCAGAGTAGCGGCTGAAGCCTTTAACGGAACGTAGTTAAAACTCATACGCGGCTAATTTCGTTTACTGCTCTAACGAGCTTTTTCAGCGCCCTTGTCAGCGCTGGCGTTTGTCGCTTCATTCCTGCACTAGACGCATAGGTGACTTCAATATCGCCGATCTTCTCCTTGATGGTTTCCCGCTCAGAAGCCGTCAATTTGCTGTCACCGTCAATCTCTATCTTGGTCGCCTCATATACCGCCAGCTTTAATTCTGGCGGGATTTCGTCCGACTCGACTGAATAGCCGTCAATCGTAACGTAAGCCCGAGGCCACTGAAGCGCCTGTGTATCGGTATTCTTTTGCCCCACGAAAGATAAAGACTCAATGTAATCCATTGCTCGCAATATCTTGTGCTGAAGCTCTGGCAATGCTGGGTAAGTTACCCCTCTAGCGTCTGCCCAAGCGATAAAGTTATCAACGCTTACATAACTGTTAGCGCCAGATACTTCGCTTCCATCTTCTACAATCAACGCCATGTTTATCCTCTCGAGGGAAAAGGGGGCTTGCGCCCCCTGTTCTCTTTAGCCCATCAGGGTAGCAATGAAGTCAGACTTCCAAGCCTTGACGCCCCATGCAGTAGCAACTTCGATCATGGTCTTGCGGTAGCCTTTGTAGACTCGCACCTCAAACACCAGACCGCTTACGGGGTCTTGAACAGTCAGCGCATCATCAGCTGAATCACCGCCTTCTGGCACTGCAGGAGCGCGTACAGCAAGCTCCAGAGCGCGACGGTGGAAAGCGATGTTAGGCGTGTAGTTATTGCCAATCGTCATTTCCGTTGCGTCAGCCAGTGCTTCACGCAGACCGGTAGCGCCGATTACCGCCGTGCCAGCCGCCGCCACGAAGCCAGTGTTTACGACGTAGTTATTGCTGTCGCCAGCAAACGTCACAATATCACCAGCCAACAACGAGCCGCCGCTACCACCGTCCAGAACGATAGAGGTTTCGCCTACAGGCTCACCGCCGTTTGCATCAAGGCCAGTAGCAGTGCCTTTGGTGTGCAAGCCAACTTGAGCGGATTCGCGTACAGCCATACCCATAAGGTCAAGCAAAACGCCTTGACGCAGAAGATCACCGCCGCCAGAGGTGTTGACCTGCTGAAGCGTTGAGTTTTTGCGTAGGTTAGCGCCTGCGGCAGTGTTCAGAACGAGAGACACTTGCCCGTCATTCATGGGCATACCGTTATCAGCGAGGATTTGGCGAACGTCTGCAATTTCGTCAAAGTTAGAACCGAATGGAGTAGTGCCGGCAGTACCAACAGCTCGTGAAGCGCTGGTATAAGCCTCTTCCCAAAGGTCAGCTTCAATTTCGTTGCACAGAGTACGCATAGCCTGTGCGATTTGATCGCCATAGACTGTTTCGTAGCCGATACCGTTATTCAGGTGTCGGATATCCTCACCAGTGTAAGGAATCTGTACAGCGCGGCTGTTGCTGATGCTGAGAGTCTTGTTGTCTACCGTCTGGTCAGTGCCTTCGGGAATAGTCATAGACTCGCTGACATTTACAGCAGTCGCGGTGCGGGTGAATGAAGCTCGTACAGTGTCGCCTTTTGCCACACGTTCTGAGCCATTAGCGTTGATAGTAGAAGCAGGGATGAAGCCCACAAGCTCGCGCCCTACCACGTCTGCGGCTTTGTAGATATCTGCCGCCAGATCAGTCAATACGTTAGCCATTGTTGGCCTCCAAATTATTCATCAAAAACATTGCCGCCAGATTTGAAGAACTCGGCACGTTGCACGTGACTGAGCGCGTCAAATTCTGATCGACTGATTTGTTTTGGTCTTTCTTCGGCCCTGCCGTCTGACCGTGCGGCCCCGCCGCCACTCGCCTGAGTGCCATCCACAAGGAATTGGTACTTTGAGCGAACTGTGTTTGCAAGCTCTTCTGGGCTGGAAACAGTAAGCTGTCCCGACTCATCAGTAACCCGCAATTCCCCATCAACGATGGTTAGCCTCTGGCTAATTTTCTCTGACAAAAGCTCGGCCCTCTGGGTGTCTTTCGTCAACTGTGAAGCTATTTTACCAGCTTCGGCGGTAATTTGCGTCTTTTGTAAGTTGGCGTTCATTTTCTCAATGGTCGCTCGCAGTGTGTCTGACTCTTGTTTCTGAGCTTCAAACAACTGCTTGTAATCATTTTCCCGCTTGGCTTTTTCTTCGGCCTCTGCCTTGGCCTGCATTCTGGCCTCTTCTCTCTCCTGCTGTACTCTCTTCTTCTCGCCCAGAAGCTCATCAACTTTCGCCTTCAGTCCGGCGGTTTCCTCGTTGAGTTTGGCCTCTAGTTGCTCGTTGAATTGTTGAGCAATGGCTGATTTGGTTTCTTCATCTAGCTCTATGTTTTGTAAGTCCATGCGTCACCTCTGGTTAGCAAGTTTGCGGCTCAACCGCGTTTTCTGGCATTTTCCCGAAGGAATAAGCCTTCCTCTATCCATGACTGCTCTCGCTCCGTCATGAATTTCATTAAAGCGCGGACATCCTTGAAGTCTTTTTCTGTCATGCGCTGTTTATTCGTGATTTGCGTGATTTTTTCCCAAGCCTCATCAGACGTCATGGGTAAGCCCCTTTTATCATATCTTCAATTAGGTCTAGGAATAGGTCATCTACCTTGTCCCGCTTGTTCATAAAGTAAGCCGAGAAATTTTCCGCAAACCATTCGTGAGTATCTGTGTCACCGTACCGGCTTGGGGAATGCCTCTTTGCAAGTGTATATTTGCCGCGCTTCGTAGCCATCAAAAGCTCAATCGGAGTCGCGTTTTCGCCCCAATACCGCTTATTAGCCTGAGTCTTATACATTTGATGGATGTGATGCCCAAGCTCATGGAAAAAAGTAGATCGGGCGCGGTCATAATCGTTGTCGAGAAATTCATCAATCGTCCACGGCCTGCCAAACGCCCATTCGATTTTCCCTGCGCTTTTTCTCGTCTTTTTCGTCCAGCTATTGATTGATCTATGGGTTTTGGCAAAAGACGATTTGTTGTCTAGCCCTAATAACAAGCGGCGCAATGGTTCGCTGTTTAGGCCCATGGTTGCATCGCCCATGTTCGCTATTGTACGCCCTGTGTTAATCGGAAGGATACCCTTTAAACGCGGCACGTTAAATAAATCGCATATTGCGTCCATGTCGTCAATACAGGATTCAAAGCCCCTCAGAACGTCGTCATCTATCTTGTCTATTTCTTTCCAATCGCCGTCTGGCATGTACCGACGCCCAGAAAACCGGCTATAGGTCAGGTGTCTATCATCCTTAGCGTTGTTCTGCACCCAGTTTTTCAGCCGAGTCTTGGCTTGATCGGCCTCTAGGATTCGGACTTGATCCGCTGGGGTTATGCGTATTTCGCCTTGCGGCTGGCGCGGCTTGCTGAATGTGGTTAGATTCGGCCCTTTCGGTGGCTTAATCGGGCCGCCAAGCTCATCCAAACGGTCAAGAATTTCTTGCACTGAACTGGCGTTAAAGTCTCTGTCTAACTCGCCTAGCTCCTGCAACGTCAGGGTTCGGCCTCGGGCATCTACAAACTTGGTCAGAGGCACCCCAGAGCGGAAAAGGCTTGCTCGTCCTTTGCCTAGAACCTTGTTCTGAAAGGCCTCTGATTGATTTTTGAGCCAATCGTTGTAATTCAGGTCTGCCGATACCTGCCCTGTGCCCTTGCTACCTTTCGCAGGGCGTTTGCCGACAATATCGGCCCCCAGATCGTATTGAGGGTCAACCACTGGCGTTATGGTGCTTCGACAGTTGAAGTGTGCTGGCGGTTTCGGGTCTTTATCGTAATCTTTGTAGATCACGCCATCTCTGGACATACAGATGAGCGATGTCCTGCTGTCCAAGGTTGCTACCCATTCATAGCCCAGTAGTACGTCATCGTTTTCCTTGAGCGTCTCTTTCCGCGCCTGCACCGCCACATGGTTTACCGCTGTACGCGCCAGCGTAGCGGCCTTGCGCTTCTGCATAGGCTCAAGGTCTCTGATGTTGCGTATTAGCTGGTCGGTTGTGTCGCCCAACACTGCGGCCTGCCGGATTGTGGCTAAAATCATGTTGGCGTTGCGCTGGCCGAATTCGTCAATCATGCCGCCTAGCGTGTAGCCCTGTGACGGCTCCAGCCCCATTATGTCTAGGAATGCGGCCTGCTGTATTTGCACTGGAGATGGCAAACCAATTTCTACGCTCAGATTTTGCGCAAGAACGCGCTGATTGAAATTGGCTTCGTAATTAGCAAACTGAACCATGTCTCGCTTAAGTGATTCGGCGTAGCCAAAACCGCTCTGCTTGACATATTCATAAAGATCACGCGCCTGAGCTTGAAGCCTGCTCCTAGCGAAATCGGTCAGCTTGGTCTCTTCTAGCCGGTAGATTATCTCGTTGAGCGTACCCGCAATGAATCGCTCCGCCTCTGCTTCTCGCCCTCTTGCGTAGCGAAGAACAAAGATTTGGTGGCGCGTTAGCGCATCAAAAATATCATCCTGAGACGACATTCACGGCTTACTTCTTGCCTTTAGGCTTTTTGTATCCTGCCTTCTTGGGCTTTTTGATAACCTTGATTCCAGATTTCTTCATGTCTTTACGTGGCATTGCATCCTCACCATTTCACTTTGTCTGCCCAATACGCCCGAGACATTTTGCCTTTGGCGATATTCTTTGCGTGTCTTGCCTTGAAACTCTTACGCCTCGCGGCATCAGCCTTACTCTCGCTCTTACGTTTTGGTGAGCCGCTTACGCCTTGCTCGCCGAATCGCAACAGCTTTGTCTGGTTGCCCTCTTTAGCCAGCACGACATGGCTTTTGGTTGGGTGCTTTGGTGTGCGCTTTGGCTTGTTATAGCCGGAAAGCCCGTAACGCTCTAGCCTTGGGTCTTTTTTCGGCATCAGACTACTGGGCTTAAATCGCCCATCTCCTCACGAACATCCTCAAGCGTTCTAGCGCCGTCTATGATTCCTGCCGCCTTCAGCCGGTCAAAAATGTCTTGATCGCTAATGATCTGGCGATCCATCAGGTTAATCATCGACATGATCAACTGCGGGTCGACAGACTTGTCATAGAACTCGCTATTGAGGACGAACGTAAATTCGTCTGGAGCGCCCATAAATTCACTACACCAGCCGATGCATTGAATCATGGCAGAGCTTAAGTTGCCTACAATATCCCCCAGTACGCTGTTTTCAGAAGCAAACCGGATACGAGCGCCTTCTGCTGTCTCGTTGTTGCCCCTGTCGGTAATTATTCGTGCGCCGATTGCTACCATTTGGTTTTCTTTCGCCTTCATCGCGTCCATCACTAGGTTGTTGGCGTTTGGCTGTAGCAATGTGGCGGAACCACTTTCCCCCAGAACGTGCCCCGCTCTGGCTCCCAACTTGATGCCCTCGGGATTGTACTCAAACCATTCTTCCATATTAAGAGAATGGGTAATGAACAGGCTTGGCTGTCCTGTTATGAAGCAGGACTCCTCATAGTCTGCTGAGTTGCGATAGTGCGCGATATTTACATCTGCAATATCCGCAAGCGGCGCATCGTCAATAGTGCTGTCGTTATTCTTTGAGCCAACGAACACTGCAGGGATAACATCCCACGTCTGGCCGTCTCCTTTGCGCGGGAATACCTCCTCAGTGTAAGGCTCCTCGTCACGATAGATTTGCTGTGAATAACCTTCTTCTCTTAGCCTCAAAACGCGATATTGCGTTTCGTATTCGTGGCCGAATTCGTCCTCATCGGTCTTGTAGCTCTCAGCTAGCACGATCAGCGTCAGCAATTTGCGGCCCGAGGCAACCTCAGTGCGCCAGTTGACAACCTGCTCTGCCGTATAGGGAACGATAGAGGCTCTAAGCTGTCTCTGCCTAATTTCCTCAAGAGAAAGCCCTTCTTCTGCCTGCGGGTAGTCCACCAGCAAAAGCGTGCGCCCACATTCAAGAAGGTTTGCCAGCTCGTCCTTGGCTAACTGCTCAATGCCAAGCCCGTCACCGGTCGCATCTTCAATGAGGTACTCAAGCGCCTCCGGCAATTCAATGTTCGGCTTCTTACGGAAGGCCGCGCCGACCAGCGCGTTTTTTGTGCGCCCAGTGAAATTGGTATAGACGGCCCTGCGAATGTACTGGCGATACCGCATGGTATTCTCGCCG